AGGTTGGCCGAATATAAGTATTTTAATATGGACCAAGCAATTTTAAGTGCGTTAGAATTATTTAATAGAATATATAAAAAATAATGGAACAGAATAGAACACAAATCGCAAAAGAAAGAATGTTAAAAGCACTAGAGTCAAGTCTAGGTGTAGTCACTACTGCATTAAAACTAACTGACCTTTCAAGAACTAACTTCTATAAATGGTTAAAGGAAGATGAGGAATTTGCTCAAGCAGTAAATGATGTAGAGTTAATTGCTAAAGATTTTGTTATGTCTAAATTTTATGAATGTATAAAAGACAAAGTTCCTTCAGTAGTTATACATGGAGCAAAGAACATTTGTGGAATGAATGAAACAAATAGATTAGATATAACTTCAGGTGATAAAGCCCTTAACCTTCCTTTAATTACATTCATTGACACTGATACTGAGTAAAAAATACAATCCTTTATTTGATTCTAAAGCTAGATACTTTATAATTACAGGTGGTAGGGGGTCAGGAAAGTCATTTGCTGTTACAGTCTTTCTCACCTTACTAACTATGACTAAGGGTATTAGGATTCTATTCACACGTTATACAATGACCTCAGCTCATTTGTCAATTATACCTGAGTTCCTTGAAAAGATAGGGCTACTTGGTTTTGATGAAGTATTTAGTATTAACAAACAGGAGGTATTAAATACAAAGAATAATTCAGACATTTTATTTAGAGGAATAAGAACCTCAGCAGGGAACCAGACGGCAAGCCTAAAGTCATTACAAGGTATAAGCACTTGGGTATTAGATGAAGCTGAGGAACTTATAGATGAGAACATATTTGACACCATTGATTTAAGTATTAGGGAAAAGAATATACATAACAGAGTTATCTTGATATTAAATCCTGTTACTAAAGAGCATTGGATATATAAAAGGTTTTTTGAAGAGAAAGGAGTTGAAGGTGGTTTTAATGGTGTTAAAGGCAATGTATGTTATATCCATAGTACATACAAGGATAATGAAACAAATCTATCTGAGAGCTTCCTAGAGCGTATTAAGAGCATAAAGCATAACAACTTTAAAAAGTATCAACATAAGATTCTTGGAGGTTGGTTAGCTAAAGCTGAAGGAGTAGTATTTGAGAATTGGTCAATAGGTGAATTTAATCCTGATGACTTACAGACTTCTTGTGGAATGGATTTTGGTTTTAGTATTGACCCTGATTCTTTAACTGAAGTAGCAATAGATAAAAAACACAAAAAAATATACTTAAAGGAACATATTTACAGGAATGGATTAAAGAGTCAAGAGCTAGCTCAGATAATACTAGACAAAGTAGATAGTAAATTAATCATAGCAGATTCAGCAGAACCAAGACTAATAGCAGACTTAAAACATTTAGGAGTAAACATAAAAGCAGTTAAGAAAGGAACTATTGAAAGTGGTATTACTAGAATGCAAGACTATCAATTAATTGTAAGTCCTGAATCAACTAACATAGCTAAAGAGCTTAACAACTATGTCTATTCAGACAAGGGTTCAAAATTATATCAAGATTCATTTAACCACGCAATAGATGGTATTCGTTATAATGTAATCTATCACCTAGACAATCCAAACGCAGGAAGGTATTTCGTTCAGTAAACTAAAATCAATTAATTTCTATTATATAGTGTATGAAAGTCAAAATTAAAAAAGGAAGTAAGTCTAAAGAATTTAATCTAATTAATAATTGGACAGAAGTTTCATTAAAATCTTATATTAAATTAATTTCATTTAAAACAGGTACTAAATCTGAAGAAGCTACTGAAATGATTTTAGCTCTATCAGATATACCACAAAAATTAATTCAAGAATTGTCTTTAGCAGATGTTTCGATAATAATGAATAAATTAGGTGAGATACAAGCAAAACAAGAAACAAAACTTAAAAGAATAATTAAAATAAATGAAGTTGAATATGGAATACACCCAGATTTTTCTGAAATTACATTAGGTGAATATGCTGATATAGAACAATTATTTAACATTGGTATAGAAAAAAATCTACCTGAATTGATGTCAATTCTTTATAGACCTATAAAAGAAAAACATAAGAATGGTATTTATGTAATTGACGCTTATGATGGTAATATAACAATGCGAGCTGAAGAAATGAAACAGATGTCAGCTGAACAAGTGCAAAGTGCATTGGTTTTTTTTTATCATTTCGTGAAGATATTGTTCGAGATTATGGAATTATTTTCGATGAAAACGCTGAAGGAAATGAAGATTCAATAGCTAGTGTAGACTTTGCAACTAAGTGGTCGTGGTTTGGTGTTTTCCATCGTTTGTGCAATGCAGATATCAGTAAATTAGATGCAATAACAAAACTAAATCTTTTAGAGTGTTTGACTTGGTTAAGCTATGAAACAGATTTAAATTCACAAAATAAAGTAAAAAGAAATGGTTAAAAATAAGACATACAATAACGTAATTAATACTTTACTTAGATTAGGTGAATATCACGAACAAATAAAAACAACTTCGGTAGGTGATATTTTTTCAATCGATTTGGAAAAGGAAACTAAATTTCCATTGCTACATATTAATCCGACAAGCGTTACAACTGGTGAAAGTCAGCTTACATACTCGTTTCAAATATACGTTATGGATATGGTAACTGAAAAGGATAATTGGACAATAAACAATACTGCTGCTGATTTTCCTAAGTTATATAAAACATTAAGTAATGAGCAAGATGTATTTAATGAAACATTGCAAATAGTAACTGATTTCATTGGTATGCTTCGACATAGTGAAAGACAATCAATAGCTGGTGTTAATGATATTAATTTACCTATCTATTTTACACAAGACCAATTTACAATAGAGCCATTTCAAGAAAGGTTTGACAATCTTTGTTGTGGATATGTTTTTAATATAGGAATATTAGTACAAAATGATTTCCAAACTTGTGATATTCCTGTTGAAAAACTTGGTGCTGGATATTAATGAAATGGAAAATAGGATGGCTAACAATACAAATAGGATGGAAAAAATTTAAAATAACAATTAATTTATAAAAAAAAATGGCAGATTTAACAACAACAATTACTGACACAGTAGTACTCAACGGAAGCCTTAGAGGTTCTACTAACACAATAGTAACATCTGGAATTAATGATGTTATGGAAAGGATAGTATCAATTACAGGAGATGCTGCAGTTACAACAACAATAGCAGTATTTGCTGCACTTCCTTCTACTTCTCCTGGAGCTATTGATGTCGACAGAACTCGCTATGTTCGTTGCACAAATCTCGACCCAACATTATCTATTGAATTGGCAATACAAACAACAACTTCAAGTTATACAGTAACTTTAAGAGCTGGAGCTTCACACGTACTATATTCTGGTGATGTTATTGCTTTAGGTGAAGTAGGAGCAGCTACTTTTGGAACAATGTTAAATCTTGCTTCAATAGCAGCCAGACCACTTACAGATGTAGCAGTTAGAGTTGAATTATTTGTTGGAGTAAAATAGTGGAAACTAAGAACATAGCTAGATACTTAGAAAGTTTTGGGAAAAATGTAGTTAAAGAATCACAAAATCTTTTGCGAAAACAAAAAGGTAGCACATCTTTAGGTGAATCAATTAGATACACAGTAAGAAAAGAAGAAGGTGGGTATTCTACAAAGTTTTATATGGATGACTATGGACAATTTTTAGATAAGGGAGTTTCAGGAAATAAAGTAAAGCAATCATATATAAATTATGATGGGAAAAAAGTATCAAGTCCAGGCAAAGGTTATACAACTCAACATCCACCAACAGGAATTTTAGAAAAGTGGATAAAAAGAAAAGGGTTAAAAGGTAGGGATATGGGTTCGACTTATATAAATAGTAAAGGTAGAAGGATTGTAAGACCTGCAACTGGTAGATTTATTACAAACAAATCTTTTGCTTTTGCTATTGCTAAATCAATACAAAAAAATGGAATAAAAAGTCTTAGTTTTTTTCAAAAACCCTTTGGACTTAGGTTTCAACAATTAGAAAAAGATTTTCTTAAAATATTAACACTAGATATTAGAAGTAATTTAGTAGAATTTTACAGACCAAAATCAAAAAATTAATACATGGCTACAACAATAGAACAAAAACCTAGACACACATACTTACCAGCAGGACAGGATGTTATATTTAGCGTATCAAATAATGCTATACTTACAAATCCTGATTATATTAGAGTTAAATTTGTTGCTATAGTTCATATTAGCGACCAAATACAAGTAAATTTAGGGGTTAATACTACTGTAGTAGGAACATTTAAAACAACTCCTAATAATGCTGGTTCTGGAATGTTTAATTTCAGTCCTATCATTGAAAGTTTTGTTAATGCTGATAATAAAGCTAGAGCTTCATCTACCTATAAAGAAGTACTTAATACAAATTTGCGTACTCCAATACATTTAATAGACAAATTTTCAGGAAATAATAATTCTTTTCGTTGGTTTGGTGTTAGATTTAAAACACAATACACTGATAATCTTATTGGTAGTCCAACTTTCGGACAGATATTTACAGTAGATGTTGCTAATTCAGATAACTTTAAGTTGTTTAATGGTTATTTAAAATATACTGATAAATTGGAATATGGAGCTGCTAGTTCTATTAATGATTTTGGATTTAATATGTTTGAATTTAATCTTAATTCACTTAGTAAAAAATTCTTAACTAATGCTCCTGCAATTCAATATGCAAATATAGAAGATTACGGTACTTCAAGCATTTTAATGATTAACCCTATTATCGAAAATTTAGGTGTTGCAACTCAAGCTGGAGGAACTGGATTTATTAGGTTTGATTATTATAAAGCTGATGGAACTCCAATAACAGGTAGTCCTGTAACAAGTTTTGAAACTATTAGATTAGATGAAGTTGCTGATGGTGGTTTTAATTATGCTGATAGACCTTTTGCTTATAATAAGTTAATATTTGCAGGAGTATTCCCTGCTAATTTAAGAAATTATAGTACACTTTTTAATGCTAATATTGATAACATTGCTTATTATACTTATGAAGCTCGTACATTTACTGTATTAACTTCTCTTGCTATTTCAAAAAAATATACTATAAATATAAACTGTCCTAATTTAAAAGGTTATAAACCTATAAGACTTACTTGGATGAATCAATGGGGAACATGGGATTATTATACTTTTAACATGAAGTCTACTAAAAAAATATCTACTAAAGGTACTACATATCAGCAATTAGAAGGAACTTGGAATGAATCTACTTACAAAGTAGATAGTTTTAGAGGTGGAAAGAAAGCCTTTAGAGTAAATGCTACAGAAAAGATAAGTATAAATACAGACTTTGTTAGTGAATCAGAATCAGAATGGTTTGAAGAACTAATAAACAGCCCTGAAGTATATATATTAGACGGATTTCATGATGACGCTACCACTTCAGCTCTTAATGAATACGTAACACCAGCAAGAATTACAACTTCTAGCTACACGAAAAAAACTGTAGCAAATGATAAGCTTATGCAGTACACTTTTGAAATTGAAAAAAGTAAGACACTTAGAACCCAATCTATATAATGAGTGTTCAATTAATAATACATCCACAAAATGTACAAGGTTTTTCAAGTTCTATTGGCTCTGTTCCAGGTCAAGTATTACCAGATAATATAGCCTTTACATCTTTGGCTAATGCTCAACAAAGTAATATTACCATAGTTAATGTATTCCAAGATATATTTGATAACTACCCAGCTTCAAATTCAAACATTTGGTATTCTTTTAAAGAAGACACTTCTACAGCATTCCCAGCCGAAATTAATAGTGGGGTGCTTTTTACCTTAAATCCAGCTGGAAGTTTGTCTGGTATATACATGACAATTTCTGGTTTAATTATTGGTCAAGTTTATACAGTAACTATTAATTGTCCAGCAACACCAACAGCAACATTTATATTTGCTCATTCACCAGTAGGCACAGCTTCTTACACAAATTTGGGATTTCAAGTAAATAATTCTACAGCAACCTTATCATTTACAGCAGGCTCTACTTCTGAAACATTATTATTTTCAGCTTATATTGCAGCTGGAACTGGTACCCAACTAATTAATTCAATTACAGTAGTAGGAGCTACTCAGACTTTTAATATTATAAATGGTGATGGTCAAGTTATATGTGACCTTTACGAAGATGAAGACTTACCATTAACTTTAAGCGTTGATAACTTTAAAAATGTAGCAGAAAAAATACAATCATATTCAAAGGCATTTAATCTACCAGGAACAAAAAGAAACAACCGAATTTTCGATGCTTTATATGAAATTACACGTACTTATGATGGTATAATATTTAGTCCATATAAAAGGACTCAATGTGTTTTAAAGCAAGATGGATTTATATTATTTGAAGGATTTTTAAGATTATTAGATATAACAGAAAAACTTGGAGAAATTAGTTACAATGTTAATCTTTATTCTGAAGTAACAGCATTAGCTGACATACTTAATGATAGAACATTTCAAAATTTAGATTTTAAAGAATTAGAACATTTGTATAATTTCAATAACATAAAAGATAGTTATAATGATAATGGAACTGGAA